CGTGCGCAGCCAGAGCCACAGTTGGTTGCCGACACCCACCTGATGCCGAGCCTGATTAAGATTGAGATACGCATCGGAAGCCGCGCCGCCGTTGACAACCTGGGCATCCGAGAACTCCCCGATAGCACTTTCAATCAACATGAGATACTCCTTTCACGTGGTTCACGCAGCACGGGCTTAGACGGCCGCCACGTAGGTTTCGGTGATGGGGATTTTCTGGCAGACCTGAATGGGGATCGTGCCCCCCCACATCGGCATACCCACGTTGTACGGGTTGTCCCGCGAGAATATGACGTTCTGCTTCGCCTCAAGCAGCACGTCAAAGTGCGTCTTCAGCCGGGGCGGAATGTACATCCAGATCGTCCCTGTGCCCTCGGTGAGACCCTCGTTGATGACCCGGAAGATCAGCTTCTTGAGTCCGGCGTCGATGGCGTCCATGCCGGATTCGATGTTCCTGATTCGGGCCACGCAGGCTTGATTCGGGACGGCGATTCCATGCCACCATTCCCACAGCTTGACGTAGACGTTTCGGAACGTGCTGGTGGACCACTGGGTCTGGATGCCCTTGTCCTCTTCCGTCACACCGTTCTGCGGATCGTTGGAGGGAGAGATCAGATGGACCTGCTCAGCACCCCAACGGAAGAACCAGATGCTGGTCGTGTCGCTGCCGGTGCCGCCCGCATCGTACACGTTGCGCTGGGCGGCCGTGGTCGTGTCGGGATTCTCCGGCGAGTTGCCGCTGGTGTCATTGTCCGGCGTCTGGTACCGCTCGTTGAAGCTCTTGTACTTCTCAGGAGCGGTGACAACCGATCCCTGGAACCAGTGGCCCGCGATGGCCTGAATGAAGCCCTCGCGGTGCGCCGCCTCGATGTAGATCAGCTTCTCGGGGCCCTCGATGCGAATCACGTCTCTGGGGATGATGGCGGCCCCGTCCACGATGGAGATGTCCTCTGTGTAGGGGCTCCAGGTCGCGGTCCCCGGGGTCGTGTAGCCGCTGACCTTGCGGAACGTCGGGGCCGGCATGGAGGTCGGTCGCGAGCCGGTGTGCCCCATCTTCTCGTTTGCGGGAAAGATCGGAGCGTCCTTGACGATGGGGTTCTTCTCGAAAAGGGTTTCAGCCGGCTTGCCCTTGATACCGTGCAAACCGAGCAGACTGTAGTACGTGGTGAGCGTTTGTTCGCCCATGGGGAACCTCCCATTGAACCAATCAGAATGTCAATTGGACCTAATGGAAGGTGTCCGCCACACGGCGGGGTTCCTGGTCTGTGTACCGTTGCCCGACTTTCGGGCTGGGCACCAGGGCCACTACTGCGGGGTGTCTGGAAGAGTCAACCGTCGTCCATCCGGGTGTCCGCGTGAACTCGCGGGCGGATGGAAATGGCTGGCTACCATTTCACATCGAGTCTTTCGATTCTCGATGAAGGGTATACTGCGCGATGCTTCTCGCCGATGTCAACAGGAAAACCGATCTTCGCGATCTTTTCGAGTGCTTTTTCCACCTGATTGAACGGCACGGTCATTTTCTTTGGACCGATGCCTGCAATCATGGCGATGATCGTGGTGGTTTCCTCAGCTACCGGCTGAACCGGCAGGATTGATGTCTTCAACTCTTCTTTTGCCATCCGGATTCTCCTTGTTCAAGTGGGCCGAGGACCCTATCTCCCCGTGCCGGTATTCCATGTGTTCGGCCTGCGCCTCGGTGGCGTCCTCCAGCCAGATTCGTTTGCCTTCATACGACAGATTCGTGCGGGTCAGCCTCATATCGCGCTCGAGCTCCTCGCGAGTTGGTCCCACAACTCAGGCCGGTTGGGCCATCTCTGCTTGACCCTCGACAATCGGTCGTTGTAGAGATTCGTCGGACCTCGACCTTCGATGTCGGTCGGGGCCGACTCGGCGTAGAGCCTGCCCCAGAGATTGTTGAACAGCCGTACGAACCGCTGACGGACTTCCGGGGCCATGTTGCGAAGATCCTGCGCCAGCAGTCCACCCCGATCCGCACGCTCTCCCTCACTCAGGGCCTCGTTGTCCTGAAACAGCAGGGTTTCGTCCATCTTGCCGGCGAACAGGACTGCATTGTTCGTGTTGGTCTCTACTGTGTCGCCCCAGAGTTCTTTGAGCTTCTTGTCGGCCTCAGCAGCGGCTTTGTTCTTGGCGTTCTCCTCGTCGGTCTTGGCCGTCTCGTCGTTCTTCATCGCCTGGCGGAACAGATCGGAGAGTTTTGCGACCTTGCCGTCGAGCTCCAATTGCGTCAGGCCGAATTCGGCGGCATCTGAAGCCAACTCAGCGGCCAAAGTTGGAGCCCTTCCCTCCACATAGGCGGCAACGTCCTTCGGCCATACGATCTTCGCGGCTTTGGGGTCGATCAGGACCCCAGCCTTCGATCTGTACTCCTTGAGCTTCGCCAGGTACTCGTCCGGCTTGAGCTTGGCCGGGTCCGGCGGCGACGCCTGCTCGCTGATCTTGTGCCGCTGCTCGAAGAATGCCTTGTTGAAGCTGGCGCGGTCCTTGTACCGACTGACGACGGGCAACTGTTCTGCCGAGAATTCGTCCTTGGCGTACCACGCGTCGTTCTGAGGGGTCTCTGCTGGGGTCTCTGGGGTGTTGGGGTCTGGCATGGTTTTCGGGCTCCTTACGCTTTGAGAATGTTGTCTATCGGATTGCCTTGGTCGGCAACCTTGAATGGCTGTGGGCTCTGAACGATTCGAAGCTCAAACCCCGCTTGGCGCAGGTACTGCTTGACGAGGTTCTGCTCGGCCATCTGGCGGGGGTCCGTCATCATCTGGTCGAGGAACAGACTGCCCATTCGGGCAAGGCCTGCCGCAGCGCGGGCGCCGTCGTCACCGGTGAACACTCCGTACAGGATCGACTCGGTTGTTCTTGGGTCACTACTTGCCATTGCCTTCGTCCCTTTGGGTTTGCGTGATCGTCTGTGCCGCCGACGCTACGTCCTTGATGGCCCCGGCGCCTTGCTTGACCGCCTGGGCCTGCATGAGCGCGTTCTGCGCCTGCACTCGTGCCGCCTGCCTTGCGAGGACCTCTTCGTCCGAACGCAGGATGGTTTGCAGCGAGCCCGTGCGGTCGATGACTTCCTCGACGCCGGCCCCAACGTCGATCTTGTCCGCCACGCCCTCGGGGTCCAGCGGGTACAGGTATGCGTTGATGGGCCCGAGGCCGGCCGCCAGACGACGCTGGGCAAAAAAGCTGTCCTGTGCCAGTTGAAGCGGACCCTTGTACATGATGCGGATCTGTAGACCTCGATACTTACGCCCGTTCTCTTGTGCCTCACGTCGCGTCTGGCGCAGGTAGTTCATCACAATTCCCGGCGGGTCGGTCTGCATGAGTCGCCCGCGATTCTCCTCGATGCTCCACAGCCGGTCGTGGAACTTGTCGAGGCACAGACTGCTCAGAAGGCCGATCCGGGGGGCAAGGATTGCTGACTGCTCTCCGATAACCTGCATGACTTCATCGACGCGCATGTCCTTCGTCTTGAGTGTCATGGCCAGGAAGATGTTGAGCTTGAGCATGTCGCGGACTTCCTCTTCCGTGCGGGCAATCATGTCAAGCATTCGTTCCGGCTGAATCGAGCCCTGATAGATTGAGTGTACGTCCATCTCGCCCGCATTCTGAACCCACGTAACCCCGTCAGGGCCTAGGTCAAGCAAGTTCTCAAGCGCCTTCGATGCCAGCAGCGGCGGGGCAACCATGCGCTGTGCGCCGAGCATGACCGACTTCCACATGGCGTGCAGCCGTTTGATCGTCACCAGGTGCATGGGCGACCGTCCGTAGGTCTCCGACGACTTCCACCAGTACGGCCAGTCCATGACGGGCATCGAGTGGTAGCCCTTCTGCTCAAGGATGCCGTTCATTTCGCCGCCGTCTTTGCCCTCAGATGAGTAGTTCTTCGGGTTCTTCTCGCTATCCTCCTGGATCCAGACCTCGATGAATGGCCGATCCATGCTGAACTTGCGGCCTTTGATGATAGGGTCGTTGCGCCGATAGATGGCCTGGATGAAACTGACGCCATCGGCCGGCCGGTTGCCCTCTGCGGACTCCACAACGGTCTTGCTGCACTTGGTGCCCCATCGCCCGTACGCTTCCAAGGCGCTGAAGTGCCAGCGATGGTGCACGGCGATGATGTTGCCCCACATATCGCGGATGAACCACGTATTCAGGCTCTCCCAATAGTTCACGAACGGCTTATCCTCGCGTTCGTCCTCGCCCACGAACATGATGCCGTCGCCGATGCTCAGGGCGTCCATCGCGACATTAGGCATCTGAGGGTAGAAGTTCGCGCCCGAGATCACGTTGCCCATGTAGCCTTCGACGCGCTGCAGCCAAGCCTGGATTTCGTCGTCCTGTTGGATTCTCGGGTCGAGTGCCTCGTAGCCGTACCAGCCGGTGGGGACGAACAGGTTGCCGCAGAATGCGTCCGACGCGTCCTCCAGCGTACTCATAACGCGAGAGGTGAACTGCGAACTGTCCTGGTCCTCGTGCTTGTTGCCGCTGCCTGGGGCGGTATCGAGGTACGGGTCAAGATCATCGCGAGTGTACTTGATGATGCTCTTCGCGCGGGTGACGAAGTTGAGCCGCTCCGTGTTGCTCTCCCATGACGACTGCCGGTCCAGAACGAGCGTAGCAAGGCTCTTGGTAGCCCGAAGTGAGGCTTGAATGTCGATTGTCGCTTGATCCGTTACGTCAGGCATCAGTAATTCCCATCACACAGGATGCACACGGACTCGCCTTCTTTGCCGAATGGGATCATATCATCAGCCTTGATCTTCTGAGGGAGACCATGTTCGGCCAACGCCACACTCAAACGACACGCAGCCTCTGCGGCATCTGGTGCATCAACAACGGCGGCCGCCCCGACTGGGTAGTGGCCTTTGAATGTCTTGTTCGTGAAAGTTGCCAACTCACGCCCCCACGAAGATAGACTCGGTGCATTGCGAGCCCTTGCCCGCGAAGCAGAGGCGATACCGCACACCACACGAGCAATTCCAAATGATTTCACCCATTCCACACGGCGGAACGATCATCTCGCGATGACCACATTTGCACGAGTGCTCGAAGGGCCTGCGCTTGGCCGTGTACTGACGCTCCGGCGTGATGATTCTCGGCTCAAAACCCATGCTTTACACCCAATTCAGAGGATTGACTGGTTTACGCTTGTCACCGTCGCCGCCCCGCATGTAAGCCGCGATCTTGCGGTCGTCGCCGATGTACTCTCCACCGATGGCGCCGAACCGGAACTGCACCGCCAGATGCCTCAGTGCGTCACAATTCCCAACAAGGACGCCGTTTGCGTAAAAACAATGGTCGCGTTCCACCGTCAAGTCATACACGGGCCTTGGTGATGCTTTGCAATCGACCTGCACAACTTGGGCTACACGTTCGGGTAGGATTGAATCGGAGACACGAAAACTCTGCTCCACAGACCACGCAAGAGCGTTTTTCGCGATCCTTTCCAGCCTTGAGACGAGCCTGTTGGCGGCAGTTATGAGAGCAGAACTTCGAGCGGGTTGGGAAGTAGGTACTGTACTCTCGGCCACAACACTGGCAAAGGGCAACTTGGGGCTCTCGCTCGGCAAAACTTCGGCGCGCATGGTCGCTGTGCCATTGCCTGCCTGAGTCGCTTCCGTGCCATTCGACAGATGTAGGCCGAATGGCGTCAAGGTGGGAGCGGTGGCTCTCACTCCCAACCCAAGATTCTGTGTGCAAGGTGCAGTGCCGACCACTGGGTAAGCAGACCAAATTGGATGCCGCATTATTTTTGCGGTCGCCGTCTGCGTGATGAATGACACAGCCAGCCGGAATGGGGCCATGAAGCGAAATCCAAATAGCTCGGTGGAGATACGCTTCGCCGCCATCCTTGACCCATCGACGTTTATAATAGCGTCCCTCAAACCAATACTTCTGTCCGTCGAAAACAACCACGTCTTCCATAGCAATCTCCTGAACCATGTATTCCTGCTCAGGATGCTACGATAACGCAAAGCGTCCATGCCGACAAGCGAAAAACCAGAAACAATCGGATGGTCCCCGGTCCCCTCAAGGACATAACCCGAATTCGTTATCATACGTGTAAATCTCGTAACGTGCGCAGTCAAGCCAGAGGCAAGGACGCGCCGGAAGCCATCGGGAGTGCGGACCCTATCGCCGATCCTCACCGCCTCTATGGGGACTTGACCGCGATCCGTAGAAATCATCGTACCACCAACCAAACACATGTGCCGGTGCCACGTCCCGGCAGGCTGGTTGTGATAGGCGGGCTGATCGTCGGTGCTCAATCGCTCGTTTTTGAGCTTGCCGTAGCCCTTGGCGGCAGCCAGGAACGTGCCTGCACCTTGCTCGTCGATGTCAAGGAGCGGCCAGATCATGCGTACGGCCTCGATGCCCTGATCGAACGACACAGACGCGACGGCCCGGAAGTTGCGACCGAGCCCCCGAAGCACGTCGCGGGTGGTTGCCCCGCTGGCGGTGAAACTCTGCTTGTTGCTGCCCTCCAAGTCGGGCCCTGCATAGTGCTCCTGTCCCCACACGTAGGGCATGGCCTGCATCGACTTGGCCAATCCCAATGCGCCCCGACCATCGACCGGCTGCGTGCCGCCGTGGCTGCTGGCATCACCCGAGTTGTCCCAGTAGTCGTTGATGACTCTGATTCGCCCCCTAATGAACTGCGCGTCGAACGCAGCCGTCCACACGTCGCCGAAGTCCGCAAATCGGTAGACGGGGAATGTCGGATCGTACGGGTAGTGGCCAATACGCTGCTCTCTCTGGGCCTGGGCATACTCAGCGCCGTAGTACGTGCCCTCTTTGGTGCTCGGGAACGCCCCACGAACTCGAATGAGCCAGCCGTTAGAGCCCTTGGGGTGACGGTTGAGGATCGTTTGCTCGAAATCCCGGCCGGCCACGCCGGGAACGACCTCTCGACCCTCGATGTAGTTGGGGGTATCGAGCACCGAAACAGGCACCACATGCCAGCCCTGGTCGCTCACGTAGGGCTCACTGCTGGTCTCCAGGTGCGTCAGCTTGCCGTTGAGCCGGCAGGCACTGGCAAAATCACTCTCAGGGTCCGTCGAGTTGCCTATCGCCAATACCTTGCACCGCTCGTTGACGATCAGGCCCTCCATGACCGTGCGCCAAATCTGGGGCAGGATGCCGCACGCCTCGTCCAGGATCACCAGCAGGTAGCGATTGTGCCAGCCCTGCATCTTGGTCGCGTGCTCGGTCGCTGAGTCAGGGGAGGTGGAAAAACCAATCGCGAAATCCTTGCTGAACATCTCGCGCTGATCGGGATCCAACTGGGCCAACTCTCGCTCGGGCAGCCGCATGTCCCATTGCAGGCCGGTCAGATTGCCGCCCAGCGGAATGTGTGCACCCTGGTAGGCCGACGCGATCTCTCGCCAGAGCTGGTTACGGACCTGGTTATCGCTTGGGGCTGTGGTGATGACCGTGCTCGGGCGGAAGCAGCACTTGAACCAGGGAACCAGCCGCCCGGCCAGCCATGTTTTGCTCACGCTGTGCCCGGCAGGAACAACCGTAAGCTGGTGATCGGACACGCTCTGCGCGATCGCACGGGGCTTGCTCCAGATGTGCGTCTCAGGCACGCCCAACACGCGCGTGAGGAATTGGCACGGGTCACGCTGGCACTCGACCAGCTTGGCCGCCATATCTGCCTTGACCGCCCGGTCACTTGCCGCCGCTTGCGCCACGACCAGCAACCCCAAGAGCCAAAGCCGCATCGTTGAGAGTGATAGTGACACTATGATCGATCTCCTGCCTGTCTGTTTGCTCCAAATGCTGCTTGCCAAACCAGATGCGCTCGGTGACCGCGCCCTTGCCGTTTTTCAGCGCGCCGTGGTACTGGGCCTCCAGCACCCTTGACTTGCCCTCATCGCGTTTTTGCTGAGTCCTCTTGAGGAAATGCTCTCGAAATGTGTGCAGGTCAACACCCAACACTTGGGCAATCGTCGTGTCCTTACATTGAGCCTCCGCCATCTGGTCAATCCGTGCGACCTGGGCCCGGGTGAACTCCCTCGTCGGCCTGCCCACCGGTCTCGGCTGCGTCTTTCGTTTTCGTGGTTTCTTTGCCATCACCAGTCCCATCGGCCGATGCGCACACATCACTTGAGCCACGGATTACAGTTGA